TTGTGATTCGCAAATGTCATCAACAAGTTCAGATGACAGTTTTGCCATCAGTGCAGTTGCTCCGCCAAAATCAGAAGCAAATCCCTCATCAATCATATATGCTGCAACCAGATCAAAGGTATCAAGTTCTCCTCCTTCCTCAGAAAGTTTAGAAGCAAGTTTACCAAGTGCTGCACCTGCCTTTCTCTTAAGGTTTTTACCTGCACTACGAACAGCAACTCTAGCACTAGATGCTGCATCCTTGACCTTATCAGTCTTAGATTTTGGTGCTGCACTGATATCGTCTCTTCTATTTGCCCTAGAAAGATCCTTCTTGGACATACGATATTGAAGTGCCTTTCTAACACCTGATTTCACTTCTGACTTAGGTCCAATTGTTTCATTTCTTTTTACAATTGCACCACCCTTTTCTTTTTTCCCTGCTGGAAGTGAGGTTCCCTTTGAACCCTCAGATCCCATTTTGCCACCTTTAGATCTTACAGTTCCAGATGATCCCGATCCAACACTACCAGTTTCGTCTCTTCTCTTTTTGACTGCCTTTTTAGCAGAATCAACAACTTTAACAGTAACTGGTTTAATTCTGGTATCTACCAAAGAATCACTTTTCCCTGCTGGAAGTGCAGTTCCTTTCTTACCTTCTGCTCCCATAGATCCACCTTTGGATCTTACAGTTCCAGATGAACCTGCTCCAACACTACCAGTTTGATCCCTTCTCTTTTTCTTCTGTGTTTCTGCTTTAGAAACTCTTGCTGCTTTTCTCTCCGCTGCTGCTTTCTCTTTAGCGTCAATTTCTGCCTTTACTTCATCATAAGACTTACCACCACTTCTTCTTCTTGCTGCTCTTGCTTCACTGAGAAGTTCTTCTTCTTGAGCATAGTCAACGAATGCTTCTTCAATATCATCAAGAGAAAAACCTTCCTCAATAAATTCCTCAACAATCTCTTCAACGAGATTATCAATTTCTTCCTGAGAAAGGTCTTCAATACCAAATTCTTCTTCTACTACTTCCTCTTTTAAGTAGATTGATTGGTATGCCTTAGCAATTTCTTGGAGGTTCATTGTAACTGTTTTTTGACTTTATATTTATTTATTTATAATTTGCCTCCAACTTTACCCTCATATGTTTTGGTCTCAGGCCAACCTTCCTGCCGTCCTTTAAGATAAAAACGGGTTGCCTTGATACATGCGTCTTCAGTGAGAGCCGTGACCAATCCTTTTCCGTCAAGATCGGTTGAGTCCCAGAGTCCATAATACTTTTCTTCAATGTAGAAAGCGTCGTCAATCAGTTTCTTGTCTGTCATTATGTTTGTTGAATCCAAAAGGTCCTTCTTTTTCTTCCAGTGCTATCTTCAGTGCGACACCACCGACTGCTTCCATTACTTTCAGGATGTCTTCTGGTTTAGCATCTTCACCCAATTCTTTGGCAACATACCAATACTTTGGCCAGAATGATTCTCCTGCCTTTTGGTAGTCTTCAAGTGTTAATAGTTTCATTTCTTGTCAATATCAGAAGAAAGATCACCCTGGTAATCATGAGGACGATTGACTCGGTTATTAACTACAGTGTTATGGAGTTGCTTGAGTGCTTTGACAGTCTCAGGAGTTTCTTCCCAAGTCCATACGTCTCCAGTCTTTCCAGTAAATGTGCGTTGTGTCATTTCTTTAAGTGCTCCAATACTTTGGCGAAGTGCATATCGCCGTGAATATATCCACCGATGATTATACCAATGACACAGAGCATTAAAAACCCTAACACCAGTACAACCATCACGTTATCTTTTAGTTTCACCCCTCACCCAGAATAGAATCAAGATTGCTATCAATGTCAGTGATGACACTACGAATATCTACAACTCTAGCGGGAGTACATGAAGGATCATAAGTAAATCCTTTTGTTGATTCAAACAGTGCCTGGCGAACTGCTGCTGCTTGGCGAGCATCCATCTTGATGGTTACTTTCTTTCCTTTAGTCATCGGTCATCATCAGCACGGTTTTCAGAGAAATAGATATCAAAAGCACCAGAGGGATAACGCTTCTCTAGTTTCTTAACATTGGTAGCGATCACATCTTCAAAGGAGACCTCAAGTGCCATGCAGGCTTGAGCAACGTACCACATAAGATCACCGAGTTCAATAATAAGATGCTCACGGTTATCGTCGTTCCAAGGTTTTCCTTGGAAAACCATCTTCTTGATGATTTCAAGAAACTCCCCACCTTCAGCATTAATACCAACACCTGCAGTAAGTAGTCGCTCAATATTGGCACCCTTCTCATCAAGGGCAACAAGGCGGTCGGAAAGTGCGAGAAAATCAGTAGAGGCATCGCTAGTAACCGCATCAACAAAAGTTTGATAGCGTTTAAAATCAATTTTCTTTTCCATAGTTAGAATTTCAGAGATGCGAATTTTTTAACGAGTTTATCATCTTCCCCACCATTATACTCTTGATCTTGTCCGCTGTCAAGAATATCGTTCTGAGCGGACTGTTCACAATCATAGAGACGCATCTTAGCACGATCAATACCAAGAACAAACCTCTTATTCATGGTCGGGTCATTATAACGATTCTTCAATTGCTTCACCATAATTTGTCCCAAGTTCTCAAGCTCTTCTGTAGAAATAAGGGCAAACATAAGATCAGCAGTAGCAGGCAAACCAAAGGATTCACTAGTATCAGTGAGTTCAACGTCGCTGCTACCATAACCAGAACGAGTGGTCTGCGTGGCAGAAACGATAGGGACGTTTGCTTCAACAGCCAACCCTCTAAGTTCTTCAGCAATTGCTTTGATATAAGAATATGAATTGACAGACATACCCGACTTATAGCGGGAGGAAGCACATATATTAAGGTAATCAATGAAAATAATATCAGGTCTAAATGACTTCTTAAGTGCAAGTTCATTAATAAGTGACTTGAAGTGTCCACTGTGTGCAGATGCTGTAGGATATTCTTTAATTATAAGAGTACCCTGAGTCTTCTTAGAAATGTTATTAACCTTAGTCTCAAACATTGCCTTAGGAAGATTTGCAATCTCTTGAATATTGACATTCAAAAGATTCGCATCAATGCGTTCTGCAATCTTTTCCTCTGCCATCTCCAGTGTAATATACAGAACGTTCTTACCTTGAAGCAAGCAAGAAGAAGCAAGATGGCACATGAATAGAGACTTGCCAACACCAGTGCCTGCAAGAGCAATGTTGAGAGTCTTATTAGGAAGTCCGCCCTTTGTAATCTTGTTGAAGAATTCCAGATCAAAAGGAATCTTGTCTTCGGTTTGATGGTAAAAGTCGTATCGTTCTTCATAGTCATGAAGATAATCGTGACCTACATTATTATCAAAACTTACAGCAAGTGCATCAGACAGAATGGAGGGGATAGCATCTCTGCTTTTCTTCTCACTGTTCCCATCTGCAATGCTGATAGATTCAACCAATGCTAGGTATATAGCACGATCTCGGCACCACTTCTCTGCGGTATCAAGCAACCATTGATTGTCATTGGGACTATCTTCAAGTACAGTAACGTACTCACAGATCTTCTTAAAGACATCATCACTCAAATCAGTTCGCTTCTCTGATTCAATCAGGACTACTTCTTTGCTTGGTAGACTGTTGTACTTTACAATAAACTTAGCAATCTCCTCAAAGATTACCTTTTCGTGATAGTTATCAAAATACTCTCCACGGATAAAAGGTAAAACCTTCCGTGAAAAATCCTCATTGAAAATAAGGTTTTTGATTACTGTCGTTTCAACCTTTTCCATCATTTGTAATGCAAGTATGTACTGAGGATGTACTTTGGTTCATCAACAGGTGGTTCTCCCCTATGTGGAAATAACCACAGGGGTGGGAAGACGACCAGTTTACCCTGTTTAGGATCAATTGTCAACTCATTAAAAACTGTTTTTCCGCCAGAGTCAACATCATTCAGATACCACATGAATGATAGAAATCTTCTGGCGGATGCGTAGTCCTGTACATCCACATGAGTATCAAACATGTCTTCCCCTCCAGGATTATACTTTTTAATCCTGAACTGTTCAAAGGCGTGTGAACTGGGGAAGACTCTCTTGTCTACAAATTCATAGTAATCATTTCTATACTGAAACGTTTTCTCAATCAAATGATTATGCAAGTCATCATAATCAGAAGAATTTGCAGTTAAATTAAATTGAGTAAATGATGGTCTCTTTTGTTCATCAATTCTTTCATGCTTTTCTAAATTTGATTCATAGATTTGAATCAAAGCATTACAGACATCAGAATCTAAAACACCATCATAAACTCTCACAAAGTCATCAAGAAGCACCATAACTAAATTCGCTTTGTGCAATCTCGTCTAACTTCTCCATCACTTCTGGAGTGAAATAAACTTCTGGTTCTTTGAGAATTGCTTTAGCATAGACTTTTTTACCGTCAATCTCATAACGTCCTGCGACGTTTTTCCAGAGACCGCCAATCTCACCGAGTTCAAGAAGACCATAATAACGATCAAGGCCACGCTCATCGTAAAACAGACGTACCTCCACATCTTTGTTCTCCTTACTTAAACGCGACTTAGCAGTCTTAGCTTTGATAATATTGCCGACCACTTCTGTTCCATCTTTCTCCTTTTTCTTTGAGAGATAGATGATTGTAGACGCTGCATATTTGAGGCCGCTGCCTCCTCCCATTTCTTTAGTTGGTACATAAGATCCGATAACATCGTAGGTGTGGTTAGTAACAATCATGGGAATGTTCGCTTGACCCAACTTGAGGGTAATCATACGGAAGGCA